GTTCGATTAATCCTTTCTTGGTGCATTTGTATACGGGTCGGCAGCACTCGTCTTGAAAGTCTTTGATGGCTTGCCAGTCACTCTCTGATCTACTGGCCTTGTTGTCATTGATGAGGGTCTGAGCTTCGTCTTCTAGTAACTCTTTGTCTTGGTGGCGTTCGATGAATCTAGCGCAAGCCCCCGTCACCTGTCGGTATTTAGTTAGTGCTTTGTCGTTCATAGTTATTTAGATTTATCAATCATTGCGGAGGCACGTTCGTTCATGTCTTGCACCCATCCTGGTTTGTGTGAGATTGGTCTGTCATCAACGCAGTTACCAAACATTTGAGAGTCACGAAGAACTGCTAGCCCTGTCATGGCGTGAGCTATGTGATGCTCTCCAGAGTCTGGGTCTAAGTCTTCGCCCTCATACCAAGCGGTCAAGTGCCGCCATACAGCGTTGTAATAAACTGATGCCCTAACACCAGCTTCACGCCAGTTGTAAGCACCATACTTCAAGTCTCCGTGTAACTTAACCAAGCCACATTCCATAAGAACTGGTGCTGGTAGACCAGACATTGGGGCTTTGCGTATGCCAACTCTGTCCTTTGGATTAGTGTCTTTGATCTCTGTCATATCATTGTGGCAAGCAGGNNTTAAAACGGGGCTTCAACTAACTCTGGCTCTGGTGCAACTGCTTCAGATGTGAAGTCATCCGAACCGCTGTTACCAGCTTCCGTTGGGTCTGGCTCTTTGGCATAGCCAAGGTAGTCGTCGAGGTAATCCTGTAGGATGTTGTCGTAGTAGTCTGCACGGGCGGCAGCTTCGTTGGACAGGGAGTTACTAACCACAGCGAAGAGAGGTTTCTTGAACTTCACAGCACCCTTCTTCTCGTTCGTTGCTTCCTTGATGGCAACAACCGTGTCGTTGTATAGACCGCTGTCACCATTGACGCTATCGACGAACTCAATCCAGGCTGTAAGAGCAGCACCCTTAACTTGGAAGTTGATTAGCTCGTAGTCCTCTGAGCCTGTCTTAGCCATAGCGTAGATAGACTTGGTGAACTTGGCTCCTTGTGTAACCTTAACGTCTGACCATGTGCCAGTAGCAACCATGCCGTCCTTGTTACGAACGGTTAGCTTGTCACCGATACCACGAACTTCGTTAGACCATAGACCAGTTTGCTTGGCCTCAGAGAAACCTTTAACTGTGTTGAGTTGATCCAAGACAATGAAAGCTGTCGAGATGGGCAGGTGCTTCTCTGTGCTTGCTTCTTTGTCCCAGTATTTCCAGTCGCCAGACTGCGTGTCCCACTCTAAGAATTTAGTGGCAGGGTTGGACGAGCCACCCCCAGTTGATGTGTTTCTTGTTCTACTCATAATATTGTATTGTTTGATGTTAGTTAAGGTTTTATGGATGTTGGTTAAGTGTGTCAAGAAGATTTTTTCTTTCTTTGATTGGCTGTGCGAACCTTGTGACAGGCCACACACACAACTTCTTGTTTGCCGTAGATCATATCTCTGAAGTGTGGGGTTAAAGTCTCTAGGGTTTGAACATCGGTGAAGGGTGTGATGCCATCTACGTGGTCAATCTCATACACACTCTTGGCTCTCTTCTCCAGGGTTCCGTCAATCTTTGTGCGCCTCTCCTTCTCTGACATCCCCATCTCCTTGCCGCAGTCTACACAGACCACGACGAAGCGTTCTCTACCTGTAGCTGGGTTGATGCCACGCTGACGAACGGAATGGATGAAGGTCTTGCGGGACGAGTTGCGCCAGCAGGGTCTGAGGGCAGACTTAATCATGGTGCGGAACTTACCTTCCGTCATGCCTAAGACTGAATTGATTTCACCTCTAGCCATGCTGTGATAACTCTTCTTCGGTTGGCTCGTAAGGCAGTTCTGGCTCGTCTATCTGTGCTAGAAAGTGGGTGGTGTCCTTACCCATACGTTCGTGCGCTCCGATGAGAAGCTTGCGGTGTGCTTTGAACTCTGAAGAGTTGGGATGGTTCAAGCAAAAATACATTGCTCTGCCCATTACGTCCAGGGCTTCAAGCATTGTGTCTGCATATTGTCGTGCTTCGTCTAGGTCTGTTGTCATATTTCTTTTATATTAGTAATTGTGATTGGAACGTTCGTCTTCTTTAGTTTGTATCCTTTGGTCTTGCTACCATTAGTCAAGCATTTAATTGCTTCCTCCTCGCTGTGTGCTGTTTTAATTGCACCACAGGGTGAAGGCATATCTCGACGGGTGTATGTAATCCTGTAGCAAGGCATCAGATGAAAGTTTTTTGCATTTTTCTGATGATGAACTTACCCTTCACATCGCGCGCACCTTCACGCTGCTTGGCAATGTTATACTTCAATGAAACGTAAGCCCCATGCTCTGCATCTACTCGACGAGCCTCATCTACATCCTTGCCGTCAGGCCATAGAAGTAAGATGATGTCGGAGTCATTTTCAATGTCACCAGAATCCTTGAGGTCATACAAGGTAAGACCAGACTCACGCTTGGCTCCCTCACGATTGACTTGTGCTAGCAGGAAGACGGGAACGTCCAACTCCATAGCCATAAGTTTCACTTGGTGTGATACCTCAGCTATGCCATCGTTCTTTTTCATGTTGCGATCCCAAGGCACAAGCTGAAGGTAGTCTATGACAATCCACTCAATCTTGTGCTTGCGCTTATACATACGAGCCTTGGCACGTAACTCATCCACACTCTTAACGTAGTGGTTGGTGAAGATAGGAGCCTCTGCCATCTTGTCGGTTGCTTCCCATACACGCTTCTGGTATTCTGGTTTCATCATCCCATCATGCAATCGGTTGAGTGGTGTGGCGGCACAGGTTTGAATCATGCGGTTGGCCATGGACTTAGCTTGCATCTCAAAGGAGAAGTAAAGACCTGGTATATGGTGGGTAACTGCGTTCTGCACGACGATGTTCAGAGCAAGGGCAGTCTTACCACAGGACGTAGGTGCGGCAATCACCATCACCTCTCCTTTGGCTACGCCACCACAGCTAAGTTTCTCATCTACTTGTGCTATGCGAGTGGGCATGGCAGACACCTCATAGGTTCCGTTCACCATAGCCTTGTAGTCTTCTCTGAGGGCTTCGGCAGCAGTTCTGATACTCCCGTCTCCCTTACCATCATCAACGTCCTGTAGGGCCTGTAAGGAGGCTTCTAGCCTAGACGTAACAGAGTCGGCTTCTTCCTCTCCTTCCTCTGCTTCCTCAATGGCAAGCCTACAATGACGGATGGTCTGGCGAAGCTTAGACTTCTCCTTAACTATGTTGGCGGCATACTTGGCGTGGGTGGCTGTCTCACAGGCTTCTTGAATTGTATAGATGGTGCTGATACCACCAATCTCTTTCTCGTTGCCATCGGAGCGTAGCTGCTCCAGTAGTGTGATGTCTGATAACTCCAACCCCTTCCCTACAATCTGCCCCATAGTAGAGAAGATTGTAGAGTTGCGAGCTACATAGAAGTCAGAGGGTTGAACAACCTGTGACACCTCGTCGTAAACGGAACCATCTTCAGATAGAAGACAGGACGCAAGAACAACTGTCTCCGACTCTAGTGAGTGCGGATGCGTGTTTTTAGCGGTAGGCATACTAGCTGTCTTCGCGTTCCTCTTGATCCATCACGAACTCACAAGCCTCACGTAGGCAACCAGTTCCGTAAGGATAGGTCACCAGGGATTGGCCTTGCTTGCTGTATAGGATGACAGACTCTGGGCGCATGTCTACGTCATACTGAAACTCTGGGTCTATGCCACTCTCTTCTAGCCACGTAAGGATTTGATCCCCTGTGCGCTTCTTAGGTTTGTCTGGGACTCGCTCTGAAATCCAGTATTCATCTCCGTCACATAGTGCGCCAACGTAGTCATCGACGAAGCGTTGCTGTCCTGCGACAACTTGTAGGCGTTGGACAAGTGTGTCCGCGTCCAAGTGTTTGGCGGGGCCGTAAGGGTAGGTTGCTGTTTTAATAATCATGTTCTGTTTTGTTCATGTTTGGTTTATTGTGCGTTATTAGTGTGGCTAGATTCAAGTGATCTTAGTTCATCGACTAACTCATTGAGGTCTTCGATAGATTTTGAATCGTTGTCCATTGCGTATTTTATAATTTCAGCAAAGAGTAAAGAGGTTGGAGTTTTCAATTTACTTCCTGCGTCATTTTCGCAGAAATAGGTGATAGCCCTAGCTGCTTGATCTGCTAATTGTGTTTTGCTCATGTTTGGTTATGGCAAATCTTTGCTAATCTCTTCAAGGGCTTCATAGCCGCGCATCACTCTGTTGGAGTAGCTTTCTTCCTTTGTCTCTGATACAATGTCGTAATGCTCCTTGGTCATTTCTTGCAGGAAGCCATAGCGGTGTGAGGTGCGAACGCTAATTGCCGCGTATTTATTGGCTATATACTGACCATAGTATAGAGCTTCAGTGTAAATATCATCACACTTCCTGGAGGTGCGGAAGTTGTTTGCAGCTTTGTCTCTGAAGCCTTGCTCCAGTTGTGTGCGTTCGTGCTTTGGTGTTCTGTGTGTGTCTTTTTGTAGTTTCATGTTTATGTTTGGTTT